GGTCCCATGGAGGGACCTGGCCCAATCCCTACTGGGAATATACAACCTGTGTTACAAACACAAGCTAACAAACCAGCGCGAAAATCGCGCCAAACGCGTCAACCCGAAGAGATGGTTCATTTTCATGGCCAACCTTTACAATTCATACCAGCCCCCCAGGATGCATTTTTCACCTCCCAACCCGAGTGGAGATACGATGCACCTTATGCTGGCCCTTCTAATCAATTCCCGCCCCGAGGCTCCTCAAGGAGAGGACGCAACGCACCGGCTTCGCCTAGAGGTCGAGGCTCTGAATCTGCACCTGTTTCACGCGGTGGCAGACCGCCTCGCCTACCAGGCATTGGAAGGGTACCACTAGTTGACCCACCTGCACCCTTGGATGACCCCCCTCGGGATGCGCAGCCAAATCTAACACCACAACAACTTCGAGACACTGCCAGAGCAGAGCTCGCCAAATTGTTAGAGGTCGCTAATATTCCAAAGGATATTCCAAATGAACATCCATTTTCTGCGAAAACTATTTTATCTCGTGCCCATGCTTTATTTGCTATAAGTGGTTACGAAGATCGCCAGAAAACAACAATAAGTCTACTCTATAAATTAATTAGGGAAGACCCCATTAACATTGCTACAAAAGAGAAGAAGATCCTCGAAGATTTTCCAATCCATGCTCGAATAGAGAATACTGATGTTAAGTCGAATCACCCTCGTGCTCGTATAGCACGTCACTTGGTTGATAAGATTATATGGGAACTTGCCATTCAATCGTCTATTAAAAACAATAATGCTCCAATCATTGACTATTATGGGTCTTTACGATTTATCAAGAAGATGAATTATTACACCCAGGTTATGAAAAGCAAAGGATTTGAACCACCTATGAAGTTCCTCTGGTATCGGCCTTTAATAACTCCTCGTGATATTGCCGTTTACAGTGAGAACTTGGTCAACTTGCCTTCATCTGATTTGGAAGCTGGACAAATAGTTCTAGTACAAGACATTTATTGTTTGACTCCTCAAGCACTCTTAGATAACCTCATACGATCCGGGGCTAAGACTGCATATCTGGCAACTTTTATTTTTTCTGAGCAAGCTGAGGCTGGACTAACGTGTGACGAAGGTCCTTATTATAAGATGAGAAATTCCTTTTACTCAGCCGCTTCTTCTTCTGAACCACAATGGCCCATTTGTGCTGCCAACAGTTTTTGGCTTACTAACAACTCTTATCGTACAGCTGTTTGGACTATGCACCGCCAAGTTTCAGATTATTATATTTTTCGCATTATTTTTCATGAAGAAGACGAATTACCTTCTTCTGTTCTCCCTGAACCTACAATAGAAAATATTCGTATCACCAAGAAAGTTCTGCCCAGTCCCGAATCATGGATAGGAAAGATAATTCATTGGTTTTATGAACTCTATGACTCCGAACATTCGACTTTATATGTGGCTGAGTCAGTTGTTCAGGAAATGAGAACTCAACTTGTTGGAAAAACCCGCCAGCCTTTTCAGCTAAGCTCTGTTACTAGCCTTGTCAGCTCAAAATTAGACTCTAATGCTTATGCTGCACTGTGGCAATTTCTCCCTACAACATTACCGTATAATAAATCTCGTGTTGTACAAGACACGGTAACTTATATAACCTGGGAATCTTTTTCCCGGGATTTGTCTGTCTTACAATACGTTGGTAATTTATATGGTTCCGCTCTAGACCAATTTAAATCGTTGAAAAACCATTTGGTTCCTACAAGCGTTCCTATTGTTCAGAAATTGCTTCCAGTTGCTTGTTTTGCGCTTGCGTGGAAGGTGTTCATTTCATTTCCCGGATGGATCCGCTCTATCATTTATCGCCGCTCAACTCAAAAATGGGCTGCTAATTTTGCGAGTCCACTCGGATGTTCTTTTTGTCCTTTATTGGATACCATGATTTCTTCTTTGTTAAAATTCTTTCCCACTTGGTCTGTAATTAAAACAAAAGTTTCTACTATTTGGGATTCTGCTAAGAAGTTAATATCATCTATATCCTTACCCCCTTCAGTGTCCACACCATTGGCCGCCCTTACTCCTTTTTCCCCGTTTTCTCTTGCCCCTCAGCTCGCTTTATGCGCGATATCTGAAGAATGTGTAAAAGAGAAGATGGGTCCGGTCGGCACTTTGGCTTATGCTGTAGTCGAAACTTTACCTGCATGGTGTAATTTACCAGCCACGCGTGAGTGGTCTTCGTATTGTTTTGTTCTTATGGTTTATAAACTGGCGTTCCATGAGCTTGCTCGGCGAACAGGACCAGTTGGACATATTCTTATGAATGGGGTAGCTTGGACTTTATCCGAAAAACTGGATGTTAACAAAATCGTTGCTGTAGCTTTAACGCTGCCTTTGGCTTATGTGCCAGTTAACCCTGCTTTTAAGATCGGTTACGCCGCCTTCAACCTTACTACGGTGCTCCTTTCTTTATGGAATAAACCAGACCTCGAAACTAATCACATCTGGGTGATCGGTACCAGAGCAAATGACATAACTAATTTTCTTTATTTGTGCTCTGAATTTTTATGCGAGAAGTGGTATCAAGACACTTTGGATCGGATAACTATCCCCCGAACGAATTTTACGTTCTATAACCATTGGGTCTCCCCTCGCTTAAGCGATTGGCATGCTTCTATTGAAGCTTCACAACAAAAATATTTCCAATCAGCTCTTCCATTATTACTTTCAGCTGCTGAATCGTTTGTTCCCGGACAGATAACTACACCAATTAATTATTCTCCTGTCCCTGTGGATTCATATGTAATGAAAACGAAACCAGCTGGCCAATTTATCGTTGTCTCTTCACCAGCAATTTTTTTTAGAGACCGGTTGGCATTTTTCAGTTTCACTTAGCTTTGCAAATTCGTAACTTGGCCCGTGCTGAGTTTTTAGAACCCTGTGAGACGTTAGGCTGTACTCCTTATAATACTAAATGTGATATCGTTGGTCCCAATTGGACTGATGCATACGAGAAAATGTTCCCTGAAATGCGCCGCAGACTCATTTCTTTTGATCCTGATATGTATTCAGGTGATCGCTGGAAAATGTCCAGAAAAGAATGGGTTAAGCACTTTAATGCTAGCATGCAACGTAAGCGTGCCCAAGAAGCGGTTAATAAGCACTCAGAGGATATGCTTTATCAAAAATCAACTATTTTTCTTAAATCTGATGAAGTACTCGCTCCGAAAGAACTAAATTTGTTCACACATGATGATGAGCCCGTTACGGGCTTAGGAGTTAAAGCTCGTCTAGTCAAAGCCGTCGACCCTACAATTCAAGCCTTTTGCTGTATTGGCATTGATCGTGCTATGAAGACTCTTAAAACCATTTGGCGTGATCCTTTCGTTTTCAAAAATGGATGGGAGGTTCTGCTTTCTGTCGGTTCCGGTAAGAATGCCGCGGACTTGGGACAATGGTTTACCGAATCTTTAGACTGGGTATCTTATTCCCCCAAACGTGCCGCTTTTATTATGGCTGGGGATGATACGTTTTTTATTGCAAATGTTCCACAACCTGATGGGACAACTAAATTAATCTTCGGCGAAATGGATTTTTCGAAATATGACCGAACTCAAGGTATCCATGCTTTAATGTATGAGATGAAAATCCTCAAGATGATGAAATTTAGTGAAGAAACTTTGGTTGGCTTGTATGGCTCTATTACTTCTCCTGCAGTTTATGAAGAGAAATCTCTCAATTTTAAGAAGAAGATAGAGATGCCTGTCCAACGTGCCACCGGAGGTCCTGACACGACTTTTGGCAACACTTTAAATAATGGAACTACAATTTGGAGTCATTTTTATGATTGCCATGGTACCGTTCGCTTTGATCAGATTCCTAAAACACAAGCTCAATTTGGCTTTGAATCGAAGTATAAGCAGTCCGACTCATTCGTAGGAGTAACTTTCTTGAAAGGCTCCTGGTTTCCAGTTGGATCTGAATATGTATGGCTGCCGCTCCCGTCGCAAGCTATTAAAATAGGGAAAATATTGTCCAACCCGCTTGAAATTTACAAGACTGACAGTGTCCCCGAGGCCTGGAGGAAAGCTGCGTACAGTCTTGCAAAGGGCCTTGGTGACATTCCCTTTGATTATCCAATTTTGGGTGATCTCGTGCAGTTTTATTTATCTGTCGGAATCGAAAACGACCGACTTGAGAAAGAGAGCTTTTTGAAACCACAAGTTACATTTATTCCCGGCTCTATGGATCCTGCATTCATGTCTCACTTTTTATTAACCCGTTATGGGATCACAGACGACGAAGTACAACTTTTTAAACAACAATTGAGTGCCGTCAGAAACTGTTATCCCCCTATTCTTTTACCCTTTAATCCTCTCTGGCCTAAGCTTTGGTCAGACTACGAGTAGGGGAAATTTTGGCCCAGCTGTTGAGTGGAAGGTAGCTGCGGAGAGAGAAGGAAAACTCTAGCGAAAGAACCCGAGGCTTTACCCCTCGTATATCTAGGCCTTTGAAAATTATTTCCACACACAAGATGTCTTATTTCTTTCCAGAAATCGATAAAGCTATTAAATTTATTGAAGAAAAAGATGGCGCTGATGTTGCTGAATGGGTCCGCATGATGCTTGACCCGTTGCACCATAAAATGCAAGGAAGAACTGCGGTTGGTCCACCTTCCAAAACAGGGAAACCCGTTTTGGTTTATGCGGACACTAGGAATTTGCCTATTTCAATCCCTTCTTCTTTTGATGCCACCAAGAACTTCACTATTATGTTGCAGATTTTTGAAGATCAGTACATCAGTCAATATGTGAATCATCAACGTGACCAAAATAATGTCGCCCCGACTCCAGGCTCTTCTGCTGTTAATCACGGTGGAGTCCTCATCATTTATCATCAAGGAGCGGGCGATTTTTCCTGGTCTACTCAATACAGCGCGACAACTGTCCTGGGAGGCCAAAATGGTCTCTCCCAAACCCAAAGCTCAGTTGAGAGTCTTGCCATGGTTACCCAAGTAACTATGTATAATGATACCCCCATTTTGAACATTGGTGGTCCTTCATTTGCTGCGAGACACAACGAACGTGCATCTACTGAAACTACCACCTACACCTATACAAATGGTGCAGCAGGTGTGACGGGCGTTTTTCAAGCTTTCGAAGAGTTTGACTACCCACAGAATGAAGATCAGCTGACTGCTCTTCCTGGTTTTACCCAGGGTTTAGCGAAGGATGGTTCCATGGCGATATCATGTTGTGACCCCTTTGCTGAAACATCAGTGCCTGATTTTACTCATACGGTTTATGAGTCTCAGATTCCGGTGGTCGAACCTAATACTTTCTCTGTCACTTCACCTCTGATGAGAACTTCGACTGTTAACCCCACTACTGCTGTGCCAGTGTTTCGTTCATGCGGATCAGGAATTCGTCCGGTCCAAATTCGTTGGGTAAATGTTCCTCCTCAAACTACTGGGAATGTTCGAATTGATCGTGTTGTTGCGACGACCTGTGCGTCAGGTATTCCTTCACAAATTGACCAAGCTTCATTAGTCCGCAAGGCGACTCCTTATTGTAGTCGTGCGATGAACTTTTTGGCCCTTATGTTGCGTTATGCTCCGGCTATGCAACCTTCTTCAGCTAATAAGAACTTTTCCTGGCTCAAGGAAATGTTTTCCCGTGCTGGTCCCGAAGTCGCAGATGTCTTAGGGGGGATTCCACATCCATTGGCCCAGGCTGGCTCTATGGCTCTTCAATTTTTAGCCCCTCGTCAGGCAACGATGGGAACTAAAGTTGGAGCACCTAGTGCTAATTTGCCTATGCCAAGGAATCCGCGCCCTCCTCCTCCGCCGCCTATGGGTACTCGTCGACCTTTTCGTCAGACAGCGAACAGGATGATGACTACTCCCGTGCAGCCGCAGAAGGGAATTTTTGACACGCGCTGGACCTTACCACCTGGACAACGTATCATGACCGTTCCACAACCTGTGAATGCTCAAACACTGAAGAATCGTTCCAAGCGTCAACGCCAGAAAGCTAATCGTGCCAATCGAGTCGTTGTGCCACCTGGGGGTTTTACCATCCGGGGGCTATAAAACAAAAATACAAAAACAAAACAAAACAAAAATACAAAAAAATATATATTTTATTATGTATTGTCTTTAATGGAAATAACTTTCAAAGCCGTCCGCGTTTAAGCCGTTGTCTTTAGGAAGTTTTTCGAAAGACTCATAGAACTGGTAAAGAGTTCTGTGATGGGAAACACGAAGTTTCCTGGTTGGAGTCCCTTTTGACTCTGTAATTGTGCTTTAAGCACACCCCTCCGGGGGCTATAAAACAAAAATACAAAAACAAAACAAAAC